GATCTATATCTTGATCTATCGTATCATCCATAAAAGAGGTTAATTCCTCCCCTTCTTCATCTTCATTAAATCCACCTTTTTGTTTTACATAACTATATAATAATCTTTCATTATCTTTATTTGATGATTCTACACGATAATCTATATCATCTGTGTCATGACCGTGAATTGCTTTTCTATCTCCGTAATCTATAGTAGAATCATATGAATAAAAAATCTTTACATCCGATAATTCATTACCGTGAATATTGGTTTCATACCATTCTTTGCCAAATTTGTTCATTACACTTTGTTTCTTTTTATCATCCGTTTTAATATGTTTTAGTTGATTAGATATATGATATGTATTATAAAATTTTTTAAACCATGCATATCCATATGTATAGTTTAATAGATTAATGTCGTTTATATTGGTCTGCATAAATGCATCATATAATGATAAATCTTTAATAAAATTCAATATTTTTAATATATCTTTTGAAACGAAACCAACATATATATAAATATGATATTGGATATTTCTATTATTATTTTTAAATTTATGAATAATCTTGATGGGGTCGTTCATAATATATTATCTATAGATATTATCTATTCTCAAAATTATATTTGTTAAATAAATGACTTAAATAAATAAATATTTTATGTTATATTATTTAATATAATGAATCATATTTTTTTTACAAATGGTGATCTTTCTTTAGTTATTATTGGTAGTACGATATGTATTGGTTCTACCATATATATTTATAAAGTAATTAATTCTAAATTTAATAATATAACAAATTATGTTGATCAATATATGAATCGTGTAAATTCTAATTTAGAGAGAATAACAGATGAAATGAATTCTGTTAACTTAACAATTAATTCAGTTAAACGTTATATTCCTCAGCAATCATCGAATTTTCAACAAATATCACTTAAATTATTTACACACTATATTACTCGAATAATGGATATATATATTGATAAAATAGATGACACAGATAAACAAAAACCAAAATGCCCATTTGAACTATATCACAATTGCCAAGATTGTTCTAAATTAAATAAAGATTTGCCAAGTACACCAGTTAATACTCCACGTGATCCTAATGAATTAAATTTTACCGTTCACAACGATATTCCTCATACTAACGATATTGTAAAGAATTTCACAAAAAAAAATAAAAAGAGAAAATATAACAACAATACAATGACAGATATATTAAATTCAACGTTTGAAGTATGTAGTGATAAAAAAAAAGAACAACCAACTCCAATGGAGATAAATGATGATGATATTACGAAAAAGAAAACTACGGATGGATATATATCATCACATGATTCAGACGATGAAGTTGTAAAGGTATAGAATTCAATAAATTGATTATGTTAAATTATTAATTATTACAAATTAATAATTATTTTGTTTTCTTTTAAACGATTGAATCAGAAACCATCATACCACAATATTCTTGTGGATTGTGATTAAAATCAATTTTGTGATATATTCCTAGTTTGATAGCTTCAATCGTTAGAAAAGAAAATATTTTTTTAAATAGTTCTCCATGACCGTCATATATCGGGCAGGCAACATGTGCCATTTCATGTAATACAACGTACATTAATAAGTTATGTTCGTGAAATCTATCATTATTTACTCTTGATCTTAAACAAAACACTAATTGTTCACCTTTATTTACACTGTAACTAGTATTCACACTATTAATATCACTTTCGTTGATTATAGAATTATCTATACGCAAATGCAATCTATTTATATATGTTGCATATTCTTGATATTTATCTTTATTTTTATATAAATAACTTGTTAAGTATAACATATCTTTTCTTAATTTTGCCAACATATTAGCAGCTCTTTGTTTATCCATTCTATCTTGTACTAAATATTGTTCATTATCGATATCAGATTGAATATATACAGATTTAGATGAATATTGAGTTTTTAATATATATAGGCAAAATATTATTATTGCAATTATAATATTTATAACCATTATATATTTTGTTTAGATATATTATTAAAAAACGATTTAATATTATTGAAATATTTTCAATAATTAATTTCTAATAAGATATATATAATATGGGTTCTACTCAAACAAAAGCAGAACATGTAATCGAGGTAAATCCAGCACAAATACAAAATTCTCTTTTAAAACTATTAGAAAACACTGGAACTAAATATGAGTATTCAGACGCTAATACTCTTGATTATATTAAAACTGAAACAATAAAAGGTGGAAATATAAATCAAAATCCAAACAAAGCATTNGTTGATATAATTAGAAATTCAGAATTTTCAGAATTAGACAAGTTAAAAGAAGGAATGATTGGAGGNGCTGCTTCAACTGAAATTAATAGCATATTTAATCGCCAAATGACAGATACTCCTGCAACTATAAAAGAAGATAAAAACGTGGTATTACAATATTTAGAGCAAATTGGAGCTCTAAAAGGAGGTGCTAAAAAATCTAAAAATGAAAAAGACGATGATGATTTAGAAGACAAAGAAGATGAAGACGAAGATCTCGAAGACGAAAAACGAGTAGAAGATAAAGAGGATGATTTAGATGAAGATGAAGACGAAGATGAGGAAGAGGAAGATGTAGAAGAAGCTGGACTCAAAAAGAATGCTTCTAATGCAGAAGCAAATAAATCTGAATCCAGTTCTTTATCCCCAGATGTTGCTCACAGTTACACAAACGTATCGTCTAATAAATATTCTCCTTTTGTTTCTGATTCAGTATCTGACTATAAAATAGGCACCAGAAATAACTGGTTNAATTAAGCANTTAAATAAATCGTTTTTATAAACAATTTATTATTCAATCATTAAAATCAAAAGCTATATTTCCAGTAGTTTCAGTGCTTATTTCATTCATGAAAAATCCAATTGGTTTAATGCCTTTTAATCGATTGTTTTCCATCGTAATATAGTTATTAAACACATCTAACGGATTATCACATATTAATTCCAAAAACTGTAACGCTGGTTTCATTATTTGATTAGTTATATAATATAAATAGTTAATAGTCAAGTTATTTTCTAATATATATTTCGGATCTTCTGCTATATCTCCCTGTAATGTTCTCTTTTTCTTTTTAATGTTATCTTCTTCTTGATATATAAATGCAAACGGAATCCTATCATTGCTTTGTGGTTGATTACCTAGATCTCGTTTAGCTATTTTATCGGCTAATACAACATGAGCTTGTTGTTTCCAATTTTTATAAGATGCTTTATCTTTTAATGTTTTAGTTGTAATGAATTTTTCAATTGGATATTTTTTATTAATTATATCTTCTAATATAGATTGTATTGTTTTAATCGTTGTAGCATAATTTTCTCTATTCATCATCGATCTTACAATGCTACCTATAGCTATTTTTACAATTGGAGCATTATCTCGTCTCTTTAATACAATTCCCATAGATGTTTGTTTATAGTCATGTATATTTTCATCATATTTATTCCCTACATATCTTTTTTTTGATATAATAATATAAGGCCAAAATGTTTTTTCATATTCTAAATTGTGAGGAAACGGCATCGTAAGATTAACAAAATGTCCAATTAACATACACAATTTTATAGTTTTATCTAATGCATTTATATCTGTTTGTAGTTGTTTATCTTTTGTTCTAATATTCATATTTATAAACACCGAATCTGTATCTCCGTATATAATCTGAGGTTTAATCGTAAAGCCATTTAATAATAACTTGATTTTGCTTATAAAATATTCAATAAACACTTTTAAATTATACGGTTTATCACCTAGTTCTTTTGGTTTAAACTTTGCATATTGTTCGAGTTTTATATCTTTTAATATATCTGTTATATATTCCACACATTTGCTTTCATTTTTCTNTGCTAATTTAACNGCCTTCGCAAAATTCATTTCTACGAAATCTCTGGCTTTTTCTAACATTTCTCGTCCAGTCGCCGTAGTTGCAGCAGCTATATCTCTAAGATATAGTGCACTTACAGTTGCACCAGTAAACCCATATAACGAGTTGGCAGTCACTTTAAGGGCTAATTGGTAACCTTCCAAAATATTATATAGAAATAAGTCAGTTACACCTTTTTGTCTAGCACGTATCATTTTNCTTTCTTTTAATAAAGTTTGTTCGATTAACGGAATAATGCCTAAAGATCCATCNTTTNGTTGAGCAAAATATCTAGTTGTAGTAGAACCATCTGGATTATTAAAAGTTGTTTTATGATAAATGTAACCATCNATACCCATATATTCTGAATCCATAACTAATGTCTCATGTGATAAATTTTTTTGTATCATGGAACTCGGATATAGAGATGCATAATCAAGTACTCCAATCGGTGATACATATGAACCAGCAATCGGATCAAATACAATAGCACCATCATATCCCATATCATTGGGAACTTCATCACCATCTGAATCATATGATTTGTTTTTATCCTCATCATATTTTTTCTTTTTACGTGTTGGTACAAGATATCCATGTAATCTCGTTGTTTTCATTATTAAACTAAAACTTTTAATTCCCTGACCTCGCATAAAAATATAAGATAATGGAACTGAACATACACTTGCCATAGCAATATTTTTAGATACTACTTGTAGCTTATTTATAAGTTTATTACATAATTCACAATCTTGAATACAATATTTAGCTATTAAAGCCCTATCATCGGCTGAACCATCTTGTAATTTAAACATTTGTTTTGGAGATACGTCATCTTTCGCTTGACACCAGTATATCATATATTTATTTGGTTGAGTAGCCTCGTCAGTTAATTTGTCGTTTATTGTTATTTGGTCTTTAATTAAATCTACAATTTTAAACTTATAACCATATCTATTATCTGTTAAGCCATCGTTATAATAAATAGATATATACTGATTAACGTTTAAACCATACGTGTTATTTGTATATAAGATCGTTTTATCATCTTTTCTCTCGATTTTTATAATTTTTCCACGAATATAAACAGACGATACAAAATCTAGTTTATATGATTCTAAACTCTTGTCGTCTCGTTGAATTACTTTCATTAAATCAAACACAACTCGTCCTGGCATATCGATATATTTTAGTATGTTCTCACCTAACCCAGCAGATTTCAACTCTTTTTTTACATATTTTGCAGATTTTTCTTTTAATCTGCTTAAATCGAGAAATTTATTAAGACACTTCTTTTTTTTGGCTCTCCTATACATATAATAAAAATCAAAACCAAATATATTATAACCAGAAATAATATCTGGATCCTCATCTTTTACAAATTTAGCCCAATTAATTAAAATATCTTCTTCTTGCTTACATGGTTCTACTATTACATTTTGAATCGGAGAACATGTTCCTAGAGTTAGAATATGTCTTTTATAACATTCATCTTGTCCATAATAATTTAAAGTTGAACCTATTTGAGTTATTGTATCTTCATCTCTATCTGGTTGTGGAAAACTTCCATCTTTACTTGTACACTCTATATCAAAACATAATACTTTAAACGGAACAATAATTTCATTTGGGCAATATGTCAAATTTGTATATTCTACCTCAATATTAATATCACACGTAGAACTTGAAATTTTTTTATATTTATGAATTTCAACCCATCCACATGCTCTTAGCTCTTGTATATGCATACATCTTAAGAACGGTTCTAAGTTTGATTCGTATATACGTGGTTTTTCCTGCACTTTTTTATTGTAATAAATTTTATGATTATGTTTAATGTTGTTTATAATTCTGTGAAATCCGTCATCTTCGCTGTATCGCTCAAACGTTAGTTTCATAAACTTAAACAGTGTGTTGTTTGTAAATCCCCAATATTTCATAGATTCTACGATTTCATATTTTTGAAACGAATTATACATTTTTAGATAATGACATGATTCTTTCTTTTTACATTTTTTACAATTTTTATAATGCATATTTTCTAAAATTTCATCATAATATTGGGCTTGCTTATTGTAACTCCAATATGATGGAATCTCTATATAAAAATACGGATAATATTTAGTTACTCTGGCACTAATAGATTTGCCATCTTCAGTTTTACCAAATATATTTATTGTGTATTTTCCAAAATCAGTGTTAATGTTTATACCAGTCGTATCTTCGTATGCAATCCAATTTAATATTTGAAACTTAACCATAATACAATATATTAGATTTGATATTTATGTTTATTAATATCAATTTTTATATTTATGAAAATTTTACGTTTATTATTAATAACTAATTATATATATATTATATAATTATGAATATTATAACAGAAGATGATTTAAAACATATGAAAAATTTAAAACCGTTTGATATTGAAGGAAACGATGAACCTATGAATATTCCAAAATTAACCGACGATATAGTAAAAATATTAAATTTAATAGCATCGGATAAAATGATAGAATTAAAGAATGAAAACTATAAACAATACGAATTATCGTCTAACGAGTTGATACACGATTTAATGCCAGAATTTTATGATAAATATCCATGGATTTTAGATAAGCTAATTAAAGACAATGATATTACAGAATTAATAGATATGTTAGAAAAACTTCATAAGGTTGAATTAGGAGAATTAACATTACAAGAAGCAGAACGAAAAATGACAGTTCAACTCGGTAGAAAATATTTAGACAAACCAGATATGAATATTAACACTCGTAAAAAATTACGCAAAATATTAAACGGTATTGAGTCTGGAACTCGTGATATGGAAGGTTATAAACTAAATGAAAAATCTCAAGCTAAAAAGAAAAAACATCAACAGAAAAAATAAATTATTAATTATAATAATTTATTTATTATTTTGTAATATTCTTGGATATTATATTTTGACGTATTTGCATTAGTTGTTTACGCATATCGCTTAATTTGTTTTTATCTATCAAATATAAGTCTAACCATGCTTTAGATGTTTCTTTTTGTTTATTTTCATAATTCTTTGTTTCTATTCCATAAAAATCTCCTTTTTCAACATATTCAATCATTTTGTTGATCCAATACATTTGTTTATTTGATATCTCTAAATTTGATTTGATTATTATATTGGTAAATTCTTGAGGAGGAGAATATTTAGAATACATGTTTGCTAAATAATGTTTCTCTTTAATAGATGTCAATATCTCTTCTAAATCTTGAATTGTTTGTTTAGATGTACCAATATATTCAATACAAACTATATATCTCTCGGAGTTAGATAATCTACTTGTGAGAGGTTTAACTATATAAATGTCCTCATAAATGTGCGATAACAAACATAACAATTTTAACGTTGGAGATGTCATTATTTCGAAAATTTTTAACACAAATGAGCCCCCTTTTTTCTGTGCTTTTAACGCTGTTAACATTTGTCCTAAAATTAAATGAAATGCTTCTTGTTCTTGCATATTTTCGTTTTTCCAATCGAAACCACCATCAGCTGTAATAAAATCACATTTTCCAGTTATCTCTTTTAGAAAGTCATTTATAGTATCTAGCTTCGTTAAATCTCCATCTCCATCTTTATGAGTTTTGTATATTTCTAATTTATTTTTGTGAGCTTTAATATATTCTTCATCAACTGGTTTAACTGACTTTTTAGGTGAATGTAAAGTTATCGCATAATGTTTATCGTTTTTATTATTGCAATACATCTCTCGATAATTTATAGTCGCCTGAACAAACGATCCTGGTCCTTCTGCTAAATGTGCAGTTATTATTGGATGACTAGATGGAAACAAATCAAACATCATAAAAATCTCCCATAATTTATGATGTGCTCTACTTAATAATTTTTCGTTTACGAATTTTTCAACATCACGTTCTATACTATGTTCGTCGTCTATTACAGTTTCATATGGATTTACTACTAAATAAGAACGTCTATGTTTACTTATGTCATTCATTTTATTTTTTGTTTTATGTATATGTTGATTAAATCCTAACGAAGATTTCGGAGGAGATAAATATTCAAAATATCTTGTTGTTATATTATAATCTTTTAAATCAAGTAACTTCGGCAACTTATAAATTATAGGTTCATCCATAACTATATACGATAATAATATATATTATTCTTTTTTATTCAATTTTTAATTTATATTTTAATAATAATATATAAAAAGATATTAGGCTAAAAAAATGATACAAGATGTATTAAGATAATAAATATATATAATGATATATACTAGTATGTTTATCTTTACAGATGATGAAATAAAAAAAATAAATTCGTTATATTCCAAAAAACAAAATGGTGATGAATTCGAAGCATCATGGAAAGGTGATAGATTAACACAAGAAACATTCACTAATATAATTAAATATATATCTGGAAAAGCAACTGGTGAAAATATATTAGAAAAATCAACAACTTTAGATGTTAATTTAAACAAAGATATAACAGAGGGAAACTATCGTTTGTCGATTAACGGGATCGAAACAATAAATTCACACTATAAAACATTAGTATCAAAAACTAACAATGTTATATATAAAATTTTATTGTCTCTAAAAGAAGGCGTTTCAATAATGAACAAAGTTAGACGAGAAAAACCAGTTGATATTGCAGACTATAATCTACGATTTAAATTATCTGGAGAAAATAGTATTAAAAAAGATTCAGGTGAATATAACAAATTACTTAAATTTAAAATTGATAACAGTTTAACTTTTAGGTATAAACAACGTGCCTCATTAATTATAGTTAACAATAAAATAAATAAACTACGNATAGACGTCACAGATNTTAAACAGTCTAATATAATGAAATATCTACCAAATGAACCATCTGAATATGAACTGGAATTTGAATTATTAAATGGAACATTAGATGATATATACAAGGAAATCGAATATATATTAAAAATAATTCAACAGAGCAATTATATTTTACGTAAAAGTGAGATAGAGAATGTTGTTACTAACTATATGGGCGTAATGTCACCGTTAAGCAAAAAATTTAACAAATTAATCGGTAGAAAACCAATTACAGTTAATATATCTAATTTTATTAACCATCTACCAACAAATTATGCAGTTACTGACAAAGCAGATGGAGAAAGATATCAAATGATTATATACAAAAAAAACGTATATATGATATCAACTGGTTTATTGGTTCATTATACTGGTATTACATTAGACAACGACAAATATAACAATACTATAATGGACGGAGAACTAATATTTATTAAAAAGTTTAATCGATTTTTATATATGGTTTTCGATGTTATATTTAGCGGAAACGAACATGTGCATACAAACANCAATTTTTTAGAACGATTAGCTAAAGCAGATGAAATTATTAATAANTGTTTTGTAAACAAAAAACACAAATATGAAGGACATCATAAATTTACAGATAAATTTANTGTACAATCATATTGTAAGTTCTATGAAACAGAAATTAGCACATTTTTATTTAATTTAAACCATGATATGAGTATCGAAAAAAATATTCCATTAATCAGAAGAAAGTTATTTATTCCAGTTATTGGTGTCGATGTTAAAGAAATATACATATATTCAGTCATGTTATGGGAAAAATATGTTGTTGATAAAAATTCACGTTGTCCATATAATTTAGATGGATTGATATATCATCCATTAATACAATCTTATGAAGTAGACCCAAAATTGTCCAAAAGAAGCGAATTTAAATGGAAACCTGGAGATAAAAATTCTATTGATTTTTATATTACTTTTGAACGATATAAAGGAAATGAATTGATCGTGTATGACAAAACAGTAAAAGGAACTGATGATGATGAGACAGATGCAAAACCTTATAAAATTTGTAATCTTCATGTGGGAAATACGTTTAGGGGAGAAGAAAAGCCAGTATTATTTAGACAAGAAGAAGAAGGATATCATGCACATATATATCTAAGAGATGGAGATGTAAGAGATATAGAAGGTAATATTATACAAGATAAAACAGTTGTAGAATTTTATTATAATAATGATCCAGATGTTCCACCTAAATTTAGATGGGTTCCTCTTAAAACCAGATACGATAAAACAGAATTTGTTCGCTTGCATAAACAACAATATGGTAATAATATAAATATTGCAAATATAGTGTGGCAAAGTATGATACATCCNATTACAATGACCGATTTTAAAAATATNGCAAATGATGATATACAAGATAAACATAAACAACAATTAACNGCTAAATCAAAAGACAGATATTTGAACGAACAAGATCGAACATATTACGAGTTTAAGACAGTGTTAGCACAACCTATGAGATCTTATCACAACTGGATTAAAGATATGTTGATATACACATATTGCAACAACGAAATATATAACAGAGATAAAATGACAATATTAGATATTGGTTGTGGACGTGGTGGAGATATGGATAAATTTTATAGAGCAGGTGTAAAATTATATGTTGGGGTAGAGCCATCATTTGATTCGTTGTTTACTATTCAAGATAGTGCAATGAATAGATATATGAGTGCTAAAAAGAAAAATCCTAATTATCCACCTATGTATTTTATTCAAGCAGATGCAACTTCTATATTTAACTATAACAACCAAATCAAAGTATTAGGTGGAATGAGCAAGAAAAATGCTGAAATAATGAACACATATATGGGAGATGAACCATATCAATTTGATATAATTAATAGTTCGTTAGCTATGCATTATTTCTTAGAAGATGAGACAAAATGGAACAACTTCTGTGAAAATATTTCTAGACATCTTAAAATTGGAGGATTCTTTTTGGCGACGTGTACAGATGCCCAACAAGTATTAAAATTGTTAGACGATAAAGATAAAGTTAGTTTTACATATCTCAATCAAGGAGAACTTAAAACTTTATACGAAATAGTTAAAAAAGGAAACTATGACAAAAAAACTAATATTACAACTGGGTTTGCAATAGATATACACAATTCTATTATATCAGCAGAAGGTAAATATATAACAGAGTATCTAGTAGATAAAAGCTTTGTACAAAAAGAACTAAAAAAGAAATGTGGATTACGACTAGTCGACACTGATTTATTTGAAAATCAACTTAATTTACATCAAGAATTTTTTATGACAATTCCACCAGTAGAAACTAANAAACGAATTAAATTAACCCTGGAAAAAATCGCAGAATATTATCAAAACACTAATATAAATAATCAATGTAAAGGTATAACAGCAACTTATCGATATTATGCATTTCAACGATTATAAATTATAATTGTAAAGACTTAATAACTATGTTATATTAACATATATTGTATGAGTATGTCTATTCCGATAGATGTATTTTTATCGTATCGAAAGCAATATATAGAGCCTTTAGATGAAATAAAACAATTTATTGGTGCTGGATGGCGTAAAGAATCAAATTGGGTCACTACATCTAAATATACACGAAACCCATGGATAAAAACAGAACGTTCTATTAAAACTATACTAAATAAAATATCTAATTCTAATTTTGAAGATATGCAACACGAAATATCAGAAATTATTTTTAAAAATAAACAAGAAATGAAAGAAACTGTAGATATTATAATTAACAAAGCCGTTGGAGAGAAACAATTTTGTAAAATATATGGCAAACTATGCAATCGAATTGCTGGTTTACAGGTTATCGAAAATAATACTTCAATTTTATTAATTCAAATATTATTAGCACAATGTCAGGCTCAATTTAGTGGATATATGACTAATAATTCTGATAAGCATCGTATTGTTGGATTTATGACTTTTCTTGGAGAACTATATATAAGTGACGTATTATCGATAAATATAGTTAGGGCGTGTTTATTAACAATGTTTACAAAAATAAACGATATAACATATATGGCAGATGGAATAAGTGCATTATATAATACAATTAAAACAAAACTATCGACCACTCACGTAAGCGATAACGAAATATTTAGGAATAAAATTCAAGAAATATTAACAATGGATATCCCAATTCGTAGTCGATGTGTACTAGAAATATTATAATTTAATATATAACAAGCTATATATTAAATTAGAATCGTTAGTTTGACACTAACAATCTTATTTAAATTATGTATAAATATAAAAATTGAAAAAACTAATAATAAATATACATCAATTATCAATCGACGTTAACAATTCCAGAATGGGTGTTCGCTACCTTCAAGGATTGTTATTTAACAAATATCCTAAATTAATCAAAACAACAACTTATTCTAACTATATTGGTCAAATATGTGCAATTGACGCTATACAAGTTATCCATGAATATGCATATATTGCTATACAAAATGGTAAAAAACAAAAAGATAAAAATGGATATACAACGTACCATATATTTGCTGTTTTCTATTTAGCATTACAAATGCTAAAACATAAAATTTATCCATTATTTATTTTTGATGGCTTTCCCCCAGGAATCAAATATGAAATGCTTAAAAAGAAATCAGATAAAAGATGGGAATTAAAGAAAAAACTGAATCTGAATTTATCACAAGACGAAAGAAAAAAAATAATACAAAAAGTATATAAGGTTTCACAGTATTGTATTACTGACAGTAAACAAATTTTAGATTATTTAGGGTTGACTTATATTCAGGCTGACCATGAAGCAGACAATATATGTGCAAGTTTGCTAAAAAATCAACAAGTTGATTATATATTATCTGGTGATACCGATATGTTACTTTTAGGTTGCGATAAAATTGTTAAACGATCAAATAATGTTTTTATTGAAATTCATTTAAGTGATATTTTGGAAACTTTCGATCTTACACAAGATCAGTTTTTAGAATTATGTATATTGTTAGGAACAGATTATTTACAGAATACAACAATCGACAAACGATCAGTCGAGGAAGTTGTAAAAATATATCGACATTATAAATCTCTCGACAGTATGATTGCATATAACAAGAGTTTTTTAACGGAAGAATTCATTAAGCAATGGAGGACGATATTTAATTATTACAAAAACTTACAAGTTAATATTAATATCGACATACATATCAAATGGAATACTCCAGATTATGAAAAGTTNATTAAATTTTTAGTCGATAAAAACTTAAACACAGAAATATTAGCAACGAAAATAACAATATTAAAAGAATTAAGATTACNCTCTAAATTTGTATAATTAGTTAAACAAATTTAGGATTCCGTATTTAACCATTTCCAATATAAATACGCAAAAATAATAGCTACGATGAGCAATATATAGTTTGAATTTTCGTTCAATGCATTAATAATACCAGTTTGTATCTTATCGTTATTAATTAACGCAACATCAACAATTTCAGCTGTAATATGACCTGTTTTTTCTGCTATTTTCATAGCAACCGTTTCGGCTGTTGTTTCTATAGTTTTGTTAACTTGTGTTGTAACTGGAACTAATATATCATCTATATTGATTTTGCTTCCGATAATATCTAATAAACTCATTATTTTGTATTATATAATGATACACATATTTATATATATCTCATTAAATCGCAGAAAGTTTATATACGTATATTATATTATCTAATTTTTGATATAATGATTCTATATTTGCATTATTATTTATATATGTATCATAATTTGTAATAGTATTAATTTCAAATTCTGATACATGAGCATCTGTATTAATATTTGGACGTTCTATTTTTATAACGAGTCCACCAAGTTCATGGATCGCATTAACTTCATTTTGAAATCGAACATCCGAAATTACTATATTTTTATAATATGGATTTCTTTTTTTAAAACTAGTTATCCAAAAATTGTTTTTAATATCTGGATTTATACTTTGGATATTTACTCTAAACATGTCCGTTCCCATCCATTGCATTACTTTACGCGGAGATACCCCCCAATCATCGTCAATTTCTTCTTTTTTATTGCCGTATAATTGTTCATGATTAAATCCAAATAAAATCATGCACGCATCTTTAAGAGGACTCGCAAAAGATACTTTCTTATAGTTTAGTTTCTTAACTAAATAATCCGATGCAGTATCTTTACCAGATTGTTTATGACCAAGAAAACCAATTAACATATTTACTATAAATTAATATAATTTTATTTATATATTAATCAATTTTTTATTTTTAATAAAAAATTGTTAAATAAAACAATAACAATATATTATTATTAATATAGTGCTATGCAAACTATAACCCCGTGGGGTGAAAAATATAGACCGCGTAAATTAAAAGATATAGTTCATCAATCTGATATTGTTAAAATATTAAAGCAAAATATTAATTCTAATAATATTCCTCACATGCTATTTTATGGACCTCCAGGTGTAGGAAAAACAACAGCAATATTGGCTCTATCACACGAATTATTCGGATATCGTATATTTTCTGATCGGATAATGGAGTTAAATGCATCGGATGATCGTGGTATCGACGTTGTTCGTAATACGATTATCCAGTTTGCTAAAATCTCACTGAGTGAGAAAGATCCAGATTATCCATGTCCAAACTATAAAATAATAATATTAGACGAGGCTGATGCAATGACGTCGGAAGCTCAATCTGCTTTACGTAAAATTATGGAAGATTATTCTAATATAACTCGATTTTGTTTTATTTGCAATTATATTAATCAAATCATAGAACCAATACAATCTAGATGTATGAAACTACGTTTTAACGCTTTGTCTTCACAGTTTGCTACTAAACGTATATTAGAAATTGCAAACAACGAAAAGTTAGAGTTGAATGAGGAAATAGCAGATAAAATAGTCGAACTTGCAAATGGCGATATGCGTAAATGCCTTATTTATTTGCAAAATTTAAAATATGTATCTGATAAACCAACTATGCAAAATTTATATGGTATTTCTAATTATGTCCCCCAAGATATAGTAATCGATTTATTTGAAACAGCAACCAACAAACAAACAAAAATTAAACCACTAATGAACAAGGTATATAACTTGATAGCTGATGGATATTCTGTTCATAATATGCTAGAGCAATTATTATTTGTAATTACAAAATCTAAAATAGATGATATAATTAAATACGATATGTCTATGTTAATCTCTCAAACAGAACACAACCTATTGAACGGTGCAGATGAATATTTACAGTTGTTAAATTTACTTGCACAATTAAAGAAAAAATGTATATAATTATTATATATAACAATAATGATATCTTTACTTAACTCTCGTATTATCATCTCTTCGTTCTATCTATTTCTTCGTAAACATTTTGTAAATTATATAAATTTTACATTACCACATATTACAAAATGTAATTATAACTGTCTCAAAGATCACTATTGTTTTAGTAATGGAACAATTATATATAAACCTACTACTATAACATAGTATATGCATATTATTAGCTGGAATATAAACGGTATATCATCGTTTATATCTAAAGGAGGAATACAAAAACTTATCGATTTACACGTTGATATTATATGTCTTCAAGAAATTATACCCTTGAATTTTTTAAATGCCCACTTTAAATTAATTTACATAAACTATATAAAAATAAATTTATAAACATATATATAAATACCTAATAAACTGCCAGATATTTCTAAATACAAAGACAGTTTGACTTTTTATAAAACTATAAAAACATCCCTTAAATCTATCATTAAATACAACCATACAATAGAAGATATAAACAAGATAGTTAACAATGTAAATGACATTGTAATTCATACATATCAATTTATTAAATTATATTATCTATATCAATATGATAATAAATTAGAAATACCCGAATTACACTATGAATTTATTAAATCAGTAATAAAAACTTTATGTAATAGGAACAATGATAATAAAAGAGGAAAGAAGGCAAAAGAACAAATTATAAAACTAAGGAAGGACTTACAAGAGTTTTATGATAGACATTATTCAAAATTGATGAGTGGTAATAATAATATGTACTATACACACCTTAATACATTATTAGACTATGAAGCAGAAAAGATTAAAACATGTTATGAAAATCACATTATAGCACATTTTTATGATTTCTTTAATAGATATGTTAATGTAATTGTAAATAAATCAAAAGAAGAAAATAAGATTAAAAAGAAATATACAAATAAGAAAGAACAAAAGATAAAGTTAAGAGAATATAGAAATGAGCTAAAGAAACTTAAAAGAGATTTAATAGAACATACTGATAAATCTAAAAAAAAATATAATAATATAAAAACGCAAATTAGAAAAGATATTATATCACAATTTGGAAATACAGATAATATAATTTATCAAGTAAAATGTAAACCATTAAAATATATAAATACATTAATTAAAATGTCAATTGATATTGAAAATAAAAAGGAAATGACAATAAATGTATTTCCATTGCGAACAAGTGTTATACCGTCATATACGATTTTTGATACAACAACAGTTATACATTCTTTATTTACAGAAGAAATGAATAAACACTATTATTTAACTAAAGGAAATACAAAGAAATTACAACATAATATATGGAACTTATTTTTTAGACTAGAAAAGAAAGAATTCAATAAGAAAGGATATATATTTAATGGTGAAATATCGACAGACGGAATAGCCGTTAGTATATTATTAATAAGGAAAGATAAATACAATCCAAATGGAAAAAATAAAATACCACATATTAAAAAACCTAAAAACTTTAGTATTGATAGATATATTAGCGATTTAGATGAAAAAGAAACAGCTAAATTTAAGAAATATAACGTTATAGGAATAGATCCAGGCAAATCAGATTTATTGTTTTGTGTATCTGAAAATAAGAAAAATATAAAAACATTTAGATATTCTAATATACAACGAATTAAAGAAACAAAAAGTAAAAAATATACTAAATTGTTAGAGAACAATAAAGTAGATATACAAATAAATAATAAAACGATAAAACAAATAGAAACTAAGTTATCTAATTATGATAAAAAATCATGTATATATAAAAACGTAAAAGCATATATCAAAAATAAGAACAATATTAATGAAATATTAAAAGAGTATTATAAAAAAGAAATATACAGGAAACTAAAATGGTATAGATTTATAAATAGACAAAAAAGCGAACGAAAAATGATAAATAACTTTAAGAATATATTTGGAGATCCACAAGAAACAATAATAGCGATTGGAAATTGGGAACAAAAGAAAAATATTAAATATAGTCCACCAACTAAAGGTATCGGATTTAGAAATCTATTTAGAAAGAATGGATATAAAGTATTTTTGGTGGATGAATATAATACAAGTAAAATGAATTATTATAATCATCAAGAAAATGAAAAATTTAGAAAAAGAATAAATCCACGTCCTTGGAAAACTGATATTTGTTTATATCATGGTTTGCTACGCTCTAAAAGCGTTCCTGAAGGCAAGTCAAAACAAATATTAGTTAATAGGGATAAAAATGGAGCATTAAATATTCTTAAAATAGCTAAANACCATCTAANGAATAAGGAACGTCCTAAATATTTAAGAAGGACAGAACAGAAATAATTCAGTTGGGTTTCATCGACGGTTATCTATAAGGTAACCTTATTACTATACTTATATAGTAATAACCAACAAAACCATACTTTACACGAGGATGAAAAGCCTCAACCTTATTTTTTTAAGTTACTCATTATATGGGCATTTAAAAAATTCAAGGGTGTAAA